TCATCTTCGATAGGAGTAGCAACCACTGTAGTGTCAACAGTTGTTTCTTCAACTTGAGCAGCTTCTTCAGTACAAGCTACTGCAGCAAATGCTAGAGCAGCAAATAAAAGAACCTTTTTCATATCTTTGTTAATTTTAAGGTTAAAGGGAACTCTATTAAGTTCCTTTGCGGAGGCGGTAGGATTCGAACCTACGGACCTGTTACAGTCAACAGTTTTCAAGACTGCCGCGATCGACCACTCTGCCACGCCTCCTTTTGTTATTATCAATATTTCAAAGAACACAAATTATACATTGAATGTATTATTTGTTTCAGTTTTTGTTGAAATTTCTTTCAACTTTTGTTGCTCTAAGAGCGTACACGTCTGGGTTGTGAACCCGACAGGATTCGAACCTGTGACCGTCTCATTAGAAGTGAGATGCTCTATCCAGCTGAGCTACGGGTCCAAATCATTTTAGATTTAGTTTGTGCGGATGAAAGGAATCGAACCTTCACTTCGTAAGAAACCAGATCCTAAGTCTGGCGCGTCTACCAATTTCGCCACATCCGCATTGGAAGCCGAAACTTCCGTTGTGTAATCAAAAAAAACAAAGAACTAAACTTACTTTATTTATACTCTCAAGCTTGAGTTTGTTTCGTTTGAGATTTATATATTTTCAACTTTTTTTACCTCATTGATTTTTTCAAAACGGTAATTGTCTTTAATATAAAGATTCAACGCTTGACCTTGTGACTTTGCATTAACAAAGGCAACATAGTCCATTACAGATACTTCGTAATAAATATAACTTGCATGGCTAAAATGTACAGTCAATGTTTTATGCTCATAGTTATAAGAGCTTGATTGTACTGTTGAACTATCGTAAGTATTATTTTGAACTTTAATCATAGTAATTTCTTTTAACAGTTATTATACATTGCCTTTTAGAAATGTTTCTAAAGTTACAATAAAAATAAAAATATTTTAAGGATTAAACAAAAGGGAGTAAACTAGCGTATAAGTTATGGTTTTATGCCTGAGGGTAAAATATAACTTTAAATATTCTGGTTTGTAACATAAACTGGAAGTGTTCCAGAGAGCGCTCTTTCAAGTCTCTTAATAGCTTCGGCCAATTCTGCATTATTTGCTACTGGTGCTGCCGCTGTTGTATTTTCAGCGTTAGCTGTAGACCTACCAAGGCCAAGTGCATTACCAGCCCTTTCAATAATTCCAGGATTATTATTTCCACCAATGTTCTGTGCAAACTCATCAAGCTTTTCAACAAGCATTTCAATTGCCTCAACCATAGATTCACCCATTTGCTCGATTGCAGTTTCACCACCATTTTTAGAAAGGTATGCAAGGCCTTCGTAAAGTTTTCTAACCTCTGTAACCTTTTTAAGGTCTAGATCATTGATTGATTCTTTCCAATCTTCAAAAGAATCTGCAATATCTTCGTTGGCGTCAGCCATTCTTTGATATGCCATTGAGATTAAAAAATAATCATTTGGCTTTAATTCAGTAGAGTTTGCAAAGAATGAACTCGTTAGGGTTTTAATAAGTAATTGTGTCTTATTACCAACTGCTCTAACTTCTTCTTCTTTGATATCATTAAATGTTTTAACAAATTCTGTCAGCTTAATAAGAGGATCACCCATCTTTTTAACAACATTAATACCTTTTTCATAGTCAGAGCTTGTGAACCAAGTGCTACCCTGTGCGGCCTCTGATTGGCCAACCTCTGAGAATGTCTTAGAAAGAGCAAGAACAATATTTCTTGTATTTACACCAACCATTGCAAGGTCGTCAGTTGTGATAGATCTAAATTCAACAGGATTACCGTTCTTATCCCATTTTGTTGGGAACTTTAACATTGCCATATATTGAACACCTTGTGCAATACCTGAAAGCGCACGACCCATACCTGAAACTGCTTTAATACCCTGGTAAACCGATGAAGTTCCCGAATAATCACCCATAAGAACAGATGAAATAGAAGGACCACCGCCCGGATACTTTGCGCCAATTTCACCAAACGCTGTTGCAAGTACAGTTGTTACTTTTGCAATACCATCTGGAAGTGTTTCATAATTAATATCAAGTGCTTGAAACTTTTCAATGCCTTTGGCAATTGATAATAGGGCAATACCAGACATAATTAGGGCTGGTGCGCCAGCATACATACCTGCAATTGCAAGCGGTGGAAGCATGAATGAACGTGCAATAGATAGTAGTGCCCATTCCATGTTTGACATTGGACGACCACCTTTCATAATTGTAATACCAAGCACCTCAACAGGTTCTGTAGCATTACCTGAATCTGCAAAAATACCACCCGGTGCAAACATCTTAGGGCTTAAAGCATTTTGCATTGCCGAAATACCAAAAGATATTAAGAGCAGCGCCAAACCAGACATTATCATTGCACCAGCACCTGGAATAATAAACGCTGCTGCGGCACCCGCACCTGCCATTACAAGACCAAGACCGGTTACAGTTGCACCGATTTGAGCAATAGATTCCCAACCATCTGCATCTGGTTTGATTGCAGCGGTGAATACCAACATTGAAAGTGAAATTGCAAGAATTGGAAGTGTTGCAAATAACATTGCCATGGCACCTTGCCTAATAAGACCGCCAAATATACCAGCTATACCAAATACAAGTGCAGTACCAAGTACTAGTGACCCGACCATTGCCAGTGTTGTAAATGGAGCGCCGGCATAACTTAAAATAATTTCAGCTAATACAAAACCAGCGGCTAAAGAGACAATAGCCAAACCTGCAATAGCAAGTCCAGTAGCAACCTCTTTGATTTCTTTTGTGATTCCCATTTTACCAAGCATCCAGAACATACCACCAACAATGGTAATCATAAGCACCGAAAGCATTAAACCTGGAATACCTATAATAAGAAGTGGAAGTGCTAAAGCGAGTGTACCTGCAAAAATAAGAATGGCCATACCCATATCTTTGATAGCATCAATACCACCGGTAATGACATCCATCTTCTGCTTTGCATCTTTTGCGTCACCCATGGCATTTAGGGCTTCCACAATGAGCTTCATGCCCTGACCAATACCAGTAACACCTTTTGCTACTGCCGCGGCGTCACGGCCTTTAATTTTAACTTTATTGCCAACCTCTTTCTTTTCAGAAATGATTTTAAGATAATCACGTATCTGTATAAAAACGCCAAACAGGTCTCCACCTGGGGAAACCTGTAAGGACGTTAATTCTACAGCATTTGCAATTCGCTCTTGCTGACTATTTGTTAATTTCTCAAAAGGAGACTTAAAGAATTGCACTTAAAATTAAGCTATTATTTCTCTTATATATCAAAGTCTAGGTACCTTAATATTTGGCATCTTCATTGCACCCATATTAGGCATCTTTGGCATATTAGATTTCATAGAAGACATTTGGTCATTCATTGTTGCCTCTTCTTTCTCATTGCCCCTCTGTTGTTCCTTCAACATTGTTGAAAGTTCTTTTAGATGATAATGGTACTCGTAATACGGCATTGCTTCAATTTCAGACGGTTGCATCTTCATATGATGCATAAAGTAAAACTTCGTCTTAAAGAAGTTCTCCAGCGAGATCTGAAATAATGAAAAGACTTTTGATTCCACCTGGAAAGTTTAGCGGTACAAGGACCTCCTCGCCTTGCCTATCAACTACTAAATCAGGTTTAACACCAATTTTCATTTTCTCAGCTAGTCTGTAAATAACCATATACTTTCTTTCACTCCAACCCTGGAACTCGATTTCATTTTCAAAGATCTTCTTTGAATTGAAACCTCTCCAATCTTGTGTGATATATGGTAGGATTTGAATAAATGACTGGTCCCAAGATTTGCGCTCTCTTTGACGAGATTGCATAAACTTAGTAACCTCTTCCATAACACCAACTGTTGGTGGTGTCATAATAACTTCACCAGCTGATTTAGTTTGAATTACATATGCTCTTTTTTCAGCATCGTAGTATTGTTCAATTTCTTCTGGTACATTTTCAGTTGTAAAATACTTTGTACTTAGTTCAACATCAAATGGTGTACCATCCTTATCTTCACCTTTAAGCATTAGCTTGTTTTCAGGTTCTGGGAATGTTAGGTCTCTAATAGATAGGATTACATAAATTCTGTCTTCTTCACAGATATCTTTGTAAGTCAACATCTTTGTACCTGATTTGAACTTTGTACAAGATTTAATAATAAGATTAAGCTTCTCTTCGATATCGACAAGGTTTGTCTCATCCATTGTTGAGAATTGTCTAATCTCAGCTACTCTTGCTGAACGAATTTGAAGCTTTGCATCTGTTGGATAAAACTTACCTTCAGAAGGTAGGTCTTCTAGATTAATATCCATCCATCCTAAGTGTGCATCAGCATCTAAAGTATCATTCTGCCATCTAGCCATTGACGCTTTACCAAGACCATTTTTCTTAACCTCGTTAATCATCTCTTGGTCTTTGCTTTCTACCATGTCTTGGTAGGGATCCCTCGTGTTGTTTTGATCTTCCATAAATTATTTGTTTTTGAGCTGCTTTAGTTTATCTTTACTGAAGACTTTTTCTTCATCTCCTCTAGATTCTATCTCAGTTCTGATTAATTCTCTAATAAAAGCGGACATTGAAATAGGTCTAATACCTCTTTCGATTGCATCATTTAATATAATCCTATTGAGGACCGCAACCTCGTCTTCGGATAATAGTACTTGCAATTTGTTAGTTAGTTTTGAACTCATATTATAATGGTATTATAATAACTTTTTTAGGGTTAAAAAGAGAGCAGGTTTTACCCTGCTCTCCAAAATTAAATTAATAATCAATTAAGCTAGTTCTTCTTTCCATGAATCACATCTGAATTGAACTTCCATTTCCTGTGGTTCAGCTGCTGAATAATCACCAGCTTCTAGGAATGGCAAGCCAGACATTAGGAAACAATCTTCTAGAGTAACCGTTCTAAAGATATCACCCTTTCTGTTGAATTGAGTAACGATGATTGTACCAACGTAATCCTTTTTAAGGCCCATTTCACCAGTGTTAGGGTTGTAGATTAGTTTATACCAATCCTTTAGTGTTTTGTAAACATAAGCTTCGTTAGCTTCGTTTAGGTTAAGTGTAAAACCAACCGTTAGGTCGATAGACGTTGTATCTGGCTGACCAGCGAATGAACGTGTTACAAACTTAAACTTCTGCTCAGTCGTGCCGATAGCTTTGTTGATATCCATACCAGAAATTGACTTAACATGCTGAAGTAGCATGCCAGCATTTGCAACACCGGCTGGAGGAAGGATAGTTACTTCGAATAGATTCTGTTGAACTGGTTCAAAGTTTCTACCTTTCTTGCTTGTTTGATCTTGTGAATAATGTGGAAGTGGCATATCTTCTATAATCTTTTTTTATATATCTGATTAATTGAAGTTACCTGTCGCAATTTCACCAGTGTTTAGAACTGTAGTTCTTTGAACAACAATTTCTAGACCTTTAACCGGCTCAACAAAAGTATCTAGGATACCGATGTTTGCGTCAATGACCTCATTTGTATTATTTGTTGTATCCATTACGTTTTTGTAATCGTACACACCGTAATCCGCCTTAACTGATTCCATGAATGAATCTGCAAGTGTCTTGATTTCAAGTCTTGTTTGTGGTGTGTTGAATTCAAATACGTAATCCTTTAGGATTGCTGCTAGACCGTCCTGGATGTAAATCAACACCTCTCTTACGTGAGCTGAAGAAAGAGCTGATTGAACTGACTGCTGTGCAGTCTTGTTACCTAGGATAGTTAGACCCGCACCTCTTTGGAAAACGATTGGGTTGATACCGAATGGCTCAAGTACGTCTCTATCTGCCTTATCAAACGCGTATTCAGCGCCAACAATACCAGAACCTGAGATAACGCCTCTTCTTGGACCAGCAACGATTGCCCATGGTGCAGAATCAGTGTACTTATCAATAAAGTTATTAGATACGTAAGCTGCAGATGGAACCACTAGGTCTTTGTTATTTTCTCTAGCAATAAGTGCAGTGTAGTAGAATGCGTAGTTAGCACCATCATTGATACCTGGTAAAGCATAAAGAGATGTTGGATTCTTATCTAGGTTACCACCAGTTGCAATGTAGTTGATATCAAACGCGCCGCCTGCATTAGTGAATGAAGGGTTAGTTGACTTCTTGAATTCAAAAATTGCTGGAGCATTTAGAATCGCAGATGCATTCTGTCTTTCTTTTGCAAGTGCAGATAGCTGAACCTTGTTTAGAAGACCACCGTCATAAGATGCGAATGTATCAACAATATATCTGAAAGTAATATTGTCTTTATCAACTAGTGCGTTTGCTAGACCAGAACCAAGTGTTACTGCATCTAGGCAATCAGTAATTGTTTGTGCACCAACTGCAGCACCATTTAGTACAAATGTTTTATAGTGAGAAACTGCTTTTTCAAATGACTTGTAACCTTTAAAGTCTGAAGTTGCCGCAGCTTCACCAGATGTGTATACTCTGTATGTAATATCACCCGTAACACCATCAACAGTTTTAGCAATTCTTAGAACCTTAACCAATCTATTTGGTTCAGCTGCTAGGATGTAATCACCAGCAACTAGGTCTAGGTCATGAGCACCAGCTGTAGATACAAAATCTACAAATGCACCTGACTGCCAAGTGTACGTTAGGTTTGAATCAAGTGCATAAGATCTTGCACCAGCACCGATAGCATATGACAGAAGATCATAAGAAAGTCCAGCACTGTATGAGTGACCAACTAGATCAAGCTTAGTGCCTGTTTCATCTAGGATTGCATCTTCTTGAACCGCGCAGAAAAGACCAGTTCTTCTTGCTTCAGAATTAATGATAGTTTCAATGTAAAGGTTATTACCTTCTTTATCAGTGAAGTTTGGTAGGATCGAACCTGTGTATTTTGCAAGTAGAGAAACTTGTCTTAGGTTTGCAAACTCATCAAGCTTTGTTTTATCTAAACCAGCTGTTGTGAAGTATTCACCGTAAACAGGATCCGTATCCATTGCAGCTGCCTCAAATGAACCCTTGAATACAAATACGTCAACCATAAAGTCTGACATGTAATCAAATGCATTTAGGTGTGCAGGTACATTACCTTCACCATACCAGTCTCTTGCTAGAATATCAAAACCTTTTGTGTCTTGAGCAGCTCTAACAATAACAGTGATATCATCTTGCTTGATATTGATAAATCTTAGTGCATTTTTTTCAAATGTACCAACGACTGCATTCAATTCAGCATCTGATGGTGTCCAGAATTTTTCAGTGTTAAAAAAGCTTGAATAGCTGTTTTTACCTTCTTGTGTTACAAGCGTTGCATCAGTTGCATTAGTAATTAGACCCTTATAGTTGATGTAATCACCAGACTCTGGTGTAACAATAACCATTGGATTTAATGGATCATAAACCGGTGGTACGTATGCGTCAAAAGAAGACAGGTTAAGTGCTAGGATAGGACCTCTTGTTAGAGCTGCAAGCGCAGATCTGTGGAAGAACATACCTTTCTTTTCAAGGTTCTTGTCGATTGAACCGAAAACCTCGATAAACTGTTCAGTAGTGCTAATAAGAACTGGAGAATTGTAAGGACCCTTCTTAGAGTGACCTACAACCAGTCTGATAGTTTCAGCTGGAATATTTGAAGTCTGAGACTTGTCAAATTCTAGTCTGTAAACACCCGAACTTTTAAATTGTAATAGTTGTGGACTTAGTGCCATGATGTATAACTATATTTTTTATTTTATGTATATATCTCCGTTTTAATCTAATTGTTATGATAATAGATCATAAATATCATACTGTAGGTCTCCATCGCCATCAAAATCTTTATATAAAATAGATTCCATTTTATCATGTAGACTTTCATCAATAATATCTAACGCTTCTTCCACAAAGTCGGCATAATCAGTAGTACCGATAAATTCACAGATAGTTACACACGTCATAATAGTATCATCATTACCGTGCTGTCCACCGTAAGAACCATTTGGTAAAGTACCAAACATTGACGCTTCGTCAACTGTTGTCTTTTCATCAAAATAGACGCGGTTAGCTTCTGCTAGCTTTTTTAGGTTTTGACACATCACCGGTTTGTTATCTGATTTAATACGAATACCCGGCTTCAAAACCCTGGCGTCGTGACGGTGTTTGAACCTAACAATCATTTCTTCATCAAAGTCATTTCGTCTTGGAAAAAGAGAAGTCAAATATTTAATAAGAATTGTACCGTATGTATTGAATTCTATAACCAGCTTTGTGTTCTCCGGATTGAAAATATCTACTGAAAGTGTATAGAGAACTTTTGCAAAGTCTTCAATAACATGTTCATTAGA